AAGAACCGTTGATCACGCCAGATGAAGGCGGCGGGCTGCCAGCGCGTTGCGGATCGGTGCCAATCGATTTCCACGACGGAAAACCCCTTTCCGAGCGCGTCCAGCAGATCTTCGACCAGAGCTTCGAATTCATCGTGCTCGGCAATGTCCGCCAGCACAGCCTCTGCAATCTTGCGATCAGACGCGCTGTCAGAGGCCGCCTTGACCGTGGGGCTCACCCCCGAGATCACCCGCTTTCGGATCCCCAGCACTGACTGGTAATGCGGATCCCGCTCTTCCATCTCTTCGGCGAGGATCATGAACTGCTCCAGATCCCCCTCGTCGCAGGCCCGCAGGATCCCCGCCAGGCGCTCGGGCGTCAGGCCAGAAGCGACCGTCCCGGCCCATGCCTGCCGAATGCCGGTCAGGCCGGGCTCGGCGACCAGCCCGGTCAGCTTCTGCGTCCGCACCGGACGCCCGTATTGATCCAGCAGTGCCATCAAAAAATTCCCTTTCTCGCCGCGAAGCCGCCTGTAACCCGCAGATCCCGGTCAAAATCATCACCGCCATGTCGCGGCACGCCGCGATAAGCGTAGGGCTGATAGCTGGCCGATCCGGCCGAGACCGCCAGCGCCCCGGCCCAGAACCGGTCGGCGTGCCCGTCGGTCTCGCCATCCGCGATCAGACGGCGGGTGCCAGTCACCCCAACCTGGCTTTTGATGGCGTGCAGATCCGCGCGCAGCTTTACGTCGCCCGCAGGGATCCGCGCCTTGCGGTCCTGCATCGCTTCCTTCAGATCGGTGGCGAGCTCCAGTTTGCTGGCGCCAGAGAACAGCACCCCTTCGACGCGGGTTTCGCCATAGCGCCGCTTGGCGTCTTCGACAGGCTTCTCGCCCATGCCGGTCTGGTCGATGCGACAACGCACCACGCGATAGCGCTGAAACACTTCGGCCAGCAGCTGGTCCTGCTCGAAGAAAGATGCGCGGCGGCGCGTGATGATCTCGCGCGTCCAGAGCACATCGCCCACGGCTTCCATGACCCAGATCACGAAGAGGTCGTTGCGCGCCGCGATATCGACGCCGACAAAGCACGGCCCGCCCTGGTAAAGCCCCGGCATCCCGGCGGCGGGATGTTCGCAAGAAGCGATCAGGTCGTAATCAATCCAGGCACTCGCCTCGTCGAGCCACTTGAGCTCGTATTCCTGCGCCCAGGCATCCTCGTCGGCCATACCGCGACGCAGCTCGTCGATGTCGCGATCCAGTCCCTGCCGAACGGCTTCGTAGATATCGACCACATGGCGCGACCAGACAGTGTCTTCTGCCGTCATCAGCTCGAAGAACTTGTTCCCCTTGCCGTTCGGCGTGGAAATCACGCGCAGCTTCAGTCCGGTCTTCGAAATGACAGGGAACAATGCCGCCCAGATCTCGCGCGATTTTGCGTGGAAGGCGAACTCGTCCAGGATCACATTCGCCGAAAACCCGCGTGCAGTGTCAGGGTTGGCAGGCAACGCCGTGATGCGCGAGCCATTCGGGTAGATCACCTCAAGCGCCTTGTAGACAGCATCCGGCCCCTTGGCCTGGGGCGCCCGGAATTCACTCTCTTCAAAGCGCGGCTCACCCCCTTTGACGAGGGTGTTATAGACCTCATAAAACGCCTTGGTGAACGGCTTGATCACCTCGGTCATTGCCTCGGCCGCCTGACGCTCGCCACGCGACAAGATCACCCAGCGCGCGCGACGATCCTCTGCCCAGGCGGTGAAGCAGTCATCGACGCATTCGCCGCAGGTCGAAAAGGTTTTGCCGGTCTGGCGGCTGAACATGCCGATCTTGAAGCGGGCATCATCGGCTATCCATGCCCTCTGGTAGGGCAGGAACTTCACGACCTGGGCGGCGGGGGGCGGCGCGCTCATGCGGTTGCGCCGTGATGTGCTGCGCGATAGCCTGCGCAGGCCCGTTCGGCGAGGGAGCCCGCTCGCCGGTCAAATCGGTTCAAGGTCCATACTCCACCGATTTCGGGCACCCAGCGCATCACGCAATCTCCCGGAAGCTCAGCAGATAAGGATTGCCGCGCCAGAACGCGATGCGGCCCTCGCGGCCCAGATGGCGCACGATGCGATGCCGCCCCAATGCCCATGCCATTGCCAGCTGCCACCACCGCGCATGGGCATAATGTGCCTGTGCCGCAAGGATCAGCATTCCCAAATCGATATCCCGTTTGTGGGCGCCAAGCATCACGCAAACCCCATGATTTTTCGGGCCTTCTCGGCTGCGGTGGCGTCGATATCCCCGGCCTCGACCGCAGCGTCCAGCTTTGCCGCCTGCGCCCGCCGGTCATCGGCAATGAGCTTTTCGCGCAGATCCGTCGAGCGGATCAGGTTGTTCAACGCCGTCGTCAGGTCTTTCATCCCGCGCGGATCAGGCAGGTTTTCGGGATCCGCCAGCACCATCTGCAACCGCCACTGGATCGTGGTCAGCTGCTGGAACAGGGCCGAGGTCACATCGACCTCGTTCTTGACACCTGCCTCTTGCAGGAAGGCGCGGATCTCCTCCTGAGCGCGCCGCTGCGTCTCGGCGTATTGGCGAAAGTCCTGGCCAAAAGCGTGCAAAGCGCTCTTGCCGATGCGCAGCTCCATGCCCTCGGCTTCGAGCCGAAAGTTCAGGTCTTCCGAAAGGCCCTCATAGTCGGCAAAGCCGCGCTCGATCAGCGCGTCACGCAGCCATTGCTTCAGCTCGGAAGGAAGAAGGTCGATTTTACGCGGGGGCGGCATGTCAGCCTCGCGGGCTGGGGCGCTGGACGTCGGGGTGCGAGGCCCGGCCAAGCGCGATATCAACACCACGGGCCGTGGCCGTCGCCACGAGGAATTCAGTGGTCCCGGAAAGGGTCAGAAGGCCGTTTTCGAACATCCAGTGCAGTTCGGTTGCGGTTTGCGCGCGCGAGGTGTCGATGCCGATCTCATTCGAGTTCAGCACATCGGTCAGGATGGAAATGTTCGAGGTGTAGGTCGGGCTCGCTTCCAGAAACCGCAGGATTGCCAGGCGTCGGTGCCGCGAGAGCGTCTTGATGTAATCGGTCATCGTTTTCCCCCATCGAGCAGGTGTTGTTCGTGCCGCCCGACGATCTGTTCCAGGCGTTCCATGATGCTGGACGTGCCGCGCATCGCGGCGTTCATGGCCTTCATCTCGCCCTTGATCTGTTCCAGCGTCAGCTCAAGGACATGCAGATCCTTCACGCGGGGCACTTCGACCTGCGAGTTTTCCAGCCCCGTGATCCGCAGGTTGTGCGTGTCGAGCGTCTTGGCCTGTTCCTGCAGCAACTTGGCATTGGCGCGGCTGCCAGAGGCCATCAGGTTCCAGACGGTGAGCCCAAAGGTAAGGAGTTGGCTCAGCGCCACGACCCAGACCACGACTGGCGAGATGTTCAAGACTTCTCCCTCCATCACCGCGCCTCGCGCCACTTCGTCATCGCGTCCTTGATCGTATGGCCGCCCATGTAGAGGCCCATGTAGAGGCCGCTGACCTGCACTAGCTGATCGAGGGGCATCTGCGGCAGCGCGATCCGCCAGATCGCATTGCAAACGTGCAGCCCGATGACATTCCACAGCCAGAGCAGACCCAGCATGTACATCCCGCCCGGCCGCCAGGCGCGCATCCACAGCGGCTCGCTCGCCTCGGCCGCCAGCTGCGCGCGCTGCAATTCCAGCCCGGAGGCATAGAGCGCAATCAGCTCGGGGCTCCGGTCTTCGACTTCGCGCAGCGCCCGCGTCACCACGGCCGGCTCTTCGAGAGCAGCCTGATCGAGTTGATCGACAGGCACGCCGACCTGCGCGGCAATGGCGTCCAGCACATCGCCCGCAAGCTGCCCGGCGCCGTCGCCGAATTTCTTGGAGATGATCTTCTCGACGATCTTCACGCCAGCGGAGCCAGCCAGGGAAATCAGGGCGCTCATTCGCCGTTCTCCAGGATATCCTTGATGTTCAGCCCGATGATCGTCGCCATGCTGATCTCATGCTCAGCATGCGGTTCGATTTCCGCCAGGCCAGTCGCGTAGCAGTCGAGCAGCAGTGCGACGTCATCACCCGACAGCCCAAGTTCCGCGACGACGCGCTTCAGTTCTTCATAGGGGACATCAGACATCAGAAACTCCGCAGGAAGGCCGCGGCACGGGGCGCGCGGGCGTTGATCTTGGCAGCGATGGCGTCGCGGTATTGCCAGGCCAGCCAGGCACACCACAGCACGGCTGCACCTGCCAGCAGCGGCAACGCCCAGGACGCCCCCGCGATCTGATCGGTGATGTCGGGTGATGCTCCGCCGACCGTGGCCGCAGGCACAGTGGTGGTCGCAGCCGCAGCGGCGGCGGGCTTGGCCTTGGCCGCAGCATCGAGGCGCCGCTGCAGCGTGGACAGGGTGGCGCGCCCGATGATCCCGTCAGCGGTGAGACCATGGTCGGACTGGAAGCGCCGCACCTCGTGAGCGGGGAACTGGTCGGAGGTCCCGCCGCGATATCCGAGCACATGCAGTGCTGCCACGACGTTGGCCTTCTCGACGACGGTCATCGGCAATGCCCATCTGGCGACCGATACCGACTTGGATTTCGGCTCGGAACTGACCGGATATTTCGCATCGAAGAGGATTGCCAATTCGCGCTCGCGCCGTTTCACCAGCCCCGGCAGCACCTTGCCGCCGCCCTTGTTCCAAGCACGAAACTTCGCGGCGATGGCCGAGCGATCGGCGCTGGCGCGCCACAGCTGCACCCAGCTTGCCCGCTTGATGGCCCCGGTGTTCCAGTGAAACAGCACGCCCGCGTCGAACTCGTGCTGCGCAGCATGGGGCATCGCCGTTTCGACGCTCGGCTCGTAGTTCTTGCTCAGGGCCTGCGCGAGCATCTGCTGCGCCTGTTTCTCGGTGATGACCATGCCCGCACCGATCTTGCCGACGCCAGCCGCCGAGGTGATGCCGGCACCGATCGTCCATTTGCCGACGGCGTCACGATAAGCGCGCAGAACCACGCCCTCTTCGAATTCGAGCGCGGCAATACCATTCGCCGATGTCTGCATGGGGCAATCTCCGGGGATTTGAATTCCCTCGGACAATCGCAAATACGGGTCGATGCCTCGCCCTTGAACGCATTCGGGGTCGCGATGACCGCGACCCCGAACCGTTCTGATGCACCTTCGCAGACGGACCTAGTCCGTGTCAAATGGCAGCTGCATTTGCCGTTCGTTTGCGCCTGCCTCGATCTCGGCGCGGTACTTCGACACCGTGCGGGTGTGCAGGTCGAATTCCATCGCCACTTGCTGCAACGAGCGGCCACGGCGCAGGGCGGCGATCGCGGCCTCGCGGATCTCGGCGACGCGGCGCTTGTGTCCGCGCATGGATCCGCATGGCAGGGTCATCTTGCCGTGGCCAATCTCCCGGATCAGAGCATCAGCTGCGGGCTCACCAATGACCTCGGCCAGCTTCGAGCCTCGTGCCTTCACCGGGATCGATATTTGGCACCCGCCCCAGCGCCGCAACAGCAGCGTCGTCAGCTCTGTGCCGATGACCTCCTCGATCCGGCCTGCATTTCCAGGGAACAGCGTCATGTCTCCTCCCTGGGCT